ACTTACTGGCAACCGCTAGTTAAGGTGATGAGTCAGAGGTGGTGCTCGCTGTCAGAAATGGCAGAACTACTCAACCAAGTAGGACTCAGGCAATGACGTATTTTACTTCTGTAGTAATGCCCGTTATTTGTTGGTACACAGGAATCCAACCTCCCTTTCAATCTTAAAAAAGGATCTGCTTTATTGGTGTTTTGCAGGTCCTTTTTTTATGTTATAATATATTCTATGGTAAATACAGAACTACTACTACGCATTTACAAAGCGGTCAAGCAGAGGAAACCAAAGTATCCTCCATCTAGAAAAACTTATAACGTACATTTATACGGATGAAAAAACTTTGGAGAATCTGGGCAAAGGCACTCGGAGACAAATCAGGTAAGAACGATAGAGAAGCAGACATCATTGCTATGATAAGAACCTTTATCTTTTTACAACTCATAATCACAAACTGTTTTATTGTTGGTGGTAACATTAGACATTGGAATGATCATCATATACCACCTACATACCTTAATAAATAACTAAAAAGATATGTCAGGTGACAACGGTTGGTTTCAACAAAACTGTGACCCCTCGGACGATCAGTCTCAGGGGCAACAGGAGGTGCCTTCTGGTGGCGGTGGTTCCAATGTAAAAGGTGATGGTACTCCTGCTGATGCAACAGTAAATCAAATAATAGAAAACTTAGTAGGTCAGTGTTACCCTTCACAACAGACACAGACCATACCTAACTTTGGTGAACCAGATACAGGTCTTGAGAATCTACCACCAATAGAATATGATATTGGATATATTGTAGATCATTTAAACGGTCTTGGACTAGAAGATATAGGTGTACCAAGTAAAATTAGAATAGAATTAGAGGACCCAAGAGATCCTTCAGCAGGTAAAGAATGTCAGAATGATGAGTATGATACACAATCAGATGTAGATTGTAATCCAGATATAGGACAGGTTCCTCAATGTATGTTAGATCACATCGAGTGTATGTTAAAACCATATGCAGGTGGTGACTGGAAACCTCCTATGCCAGACTGTGAAAACTTTATTACTAGAGAGTTCAATAGAAAAACAAATAGAATATGTGTAAAGAACTGTGTTCCAGAACGTAGAGCAGTGTATGAACACGTGTCACCTACAAACCATCACTATAGTTTATCTGAGACACCTCCTGACAGTTCATATACATCTTCAAGTATTATATTCTGGGGTCACAATAAACAAGAACCTAGATCATCAGAGTTGTTTGTCTCATATAGTGCTAGTCAGACAGATACTATGTTAACTATGAACCCAGAAGGAGAGAAGTCTTCTATGGATGCTTATGGTATGGGATCTAGAACTGATGTTATTTCTTACATTTTCCGTGAGAAAATTGATGGGATTAGTTCCCTAGGTGATGGAGAAAAACTATCAACTTTATACAGATACTGGAATCCTACAACAGGTGATCATAGATATTCTTTGACACCTCTCGGTGGAGAGTTAATAGAACCTGTTTTAACAGGAGGATTTTATAGGATCGGAGGTAGAGTTGACGCTGATATATTAATTGAGTTTAATTGTCAACGTGGTAGTGCAGCATATAAAAATGTTTTTGGATATTATATTACTGATGCAAATGATAACCCTGCATATGGTCAAGTCATTCTTCCTAATGCTACAGACGCTTCTGGGTATCACTCACACGTAGTTTCAAAGACAGTTCTAAATCAATACGCTCCTTGTAAAATAGGATTTGTCTTAGTTCCTAATGGTTTTGATGCAGGTCAGAATAATGGAACTATAAATCAGGGTGATCTTCTTACCTTTAGTCAGACAACAAACAATGGTGCTTGGAGAACGAATCTAAATTCACAGCAACAAAACCTCAGTATGTTTAGTGAGAGAAGACTAAACTGGAAGCAGAAGAATTTTACAAGATGGACATCACGTTGGTGGCAGTGGTGGGAAGACTTACTGGATGGTGATGAGGACTATAACGATGTTAAAATATCATATCGTATGAGTTATAATGGATCTCCTTGGTTCTATGAAGGCATCACAGGTTATGTTTTTGGACAGTTAGTTGAACCTGAGTACGAAGTATTGGAATCAATCAAATCTTGTGAGGACTTCTTGTTTGATCCTACAGGATTTAAAGGAGTCAATATGATGCGTTCGGGTTGTGGACAAGTTGTAGAAGGAGAAGTAATCTCAGGTGGATGTGGTGATTGTACTGGTGATTATCTAGTCAGAGACAATACAGCACAAACAATCACCTGCATACAAGATGCAACAGTAAGTCTAAGATCACACGGTGGTATGACAGGTGGTCTTGGTGAGTGTACAGTATTTAAGTATGAGTTGTATAAGAATGGTGTAAAAATATTTGAGGATGAAGCACACATAGATGAGTGGACAAAAATTGGTACACCATTACATACATTCGACATCGTGAGAGGTGATGATATATCATTTAGAGTTGACAGTATAGTAAGTGGTCACTTTGCTGCATCAGTATCACCACACTTTGCCATACACAATGAAGGTACAAAACAGATTGTCAATATATGGGAAGTCAACTTAACTACAGTGTCACATAACGTTACCAATCAGGACTTCCAGTGTGGTATGCCTGGATCATTCTCTTTATATGATCTAAATGATTCTAGTAACGTGGTGTCTGCGTGGTCAAGTGGTGGTGGATTTACTAATAACTGGTTGACAACAAGTCCACGTCCTATGTTTGTAAATCAAACTAGAACTCTTGATGATAGTACAGGATATATTGTGAGGTCTATAGGTGATGGTGGTTTATCACTTAATATTAGATATGAATCAGTAACTGATGGTATGAGATACCGTGTAGAAGGTATTATTGATGAGGGTAAGGGTGGATATAATACAGGAGAACTGTATAAGTTTTTTGTAGGAAAAGATAAAGTATTAGGTACAATGTTTAGACAAGGTATTCGTATTGATACTCTTGATACATCTGCTTGCACATCAGGTGGTGCTGTAAATCAATTATCATTCGGAACTTTGAATGAGGACATAGAGGTAGGTGCCTATGGTGTTCCTAGTCCTGTGATTATGATTCAATCAGGTTCACCAACAGCAAACTATTTTGACAGTCAAGTTAGTGATCTAGTAGAGAAACTATTTACTGTGAGTGTAGAAGATACATCTAACTCAGTTCTTATGATGTATAGAGAACCTGCTACTCTCATACAATATTGGCAGAGAAAAAATGCAGCAGGAGAACCAGTTTATTTTTATCACGATTTTGATTTAGGTAAAACTAATGGACTCAAGTTAAGAATGAGAGGTGAGTTGATATTTAAGGCAACAGATACTCAAACAGCACCAGAGACTAAGAAAGGATACCAGTTTAGGTGGACAGTAGATTCTATTCTCAATGCAGGTCAGGGATATGTAGACGGTATGGAGTTTACGTGGGAGTATCCTACAAGAAACGAAGATGTTGTAAACAATGAGGGTGTAGAAATTGTTACACCATACTATCCATCAGAAAAAACACTACCTCAAAGAATAAGATTAAATAACTCAGAGACATCTATCAATACTAGAACTGCTAAGTGGGCAATGTACCAGTCATCACACGACAGAGACTCAACTATATGGTATAGTAATGATACGAGGTCAAAAAACAACCACTTTAGAACCTTTAGATTAATTATTGACGACGCAGTATGACCCCTCTAAACAAAGATGCCTTCTGGGATAGAAGACTAAAGCAATCTCACGATGAACTACAACGTATCGTAAAAATAGGTACAAAATATAAGGATGATCCTGCAACTCTTCGTAAGAAAATGAAGAAGGAAAAGAAATATCAAAAAAGTTTGCTCGGAGAACTTGCAAAATTAGATGATTCCATATATAATGTTAAGAAACCATCACAAGATGCAGATGACACAGGAATCAGAGAAGAAACACAGGGGACTGACCCTATTGATAGAGAGTCTTCACAAACCTGATCATAAATTGAGGTCTTGTGCATACAATCAAGATTGTTTCAACGAGTTAATGTTTTATAGACAAGAGATCATTGATCATTGTTATGAAAAACTCAAGGAGTTGAAGAATGAATAGTCACACATATAAAAACAATACCAATAGAATGGTGATGTTTAAATGTATGTCACAACATACGTGGATAGAAAAAGTATTAATGCCCTTTGAGTTATACATATTTGATGCACCAGATGATGCTGTTGTAGAGATTCATACTTTAGATCAGCAACTTGTAAGACATTACAGAATCAAAGAATTAAATGATGCAACTATTCCCCATTGAAATATTTCCATCGCAACATAGTGATCCTGCTATAGTAGAAGAGATAGATAACACAATAAAATACTTAGAGGAGACAGGTGACTGGTCTGACAGTTCATACTTGTCTCCTTATGCTTTGCAAGAAACTTTGCACGGTACTCACGAGAAGCAACATTTATTACAGATGTTTAAGAAACATCCAATGCCTAAACTTGAAACATTTTTAGGTAACGCAATAGAAAAATATGTTGGTTCTCAAAAATTACCTGTTCCAGATAGTGCATCAGCATACATAGAACCGTTGAGAGGATCGTGGACAATTTCTCAATCGTGGATTAATGTAGTAGGTAGAGGTAAGTCACAACAGAGACATACACACGCAGGTCATCAGGTATCGGGTGTGTATTATCATAAGACAACTCCTGATATGGGTGGAATACTATTTTACAATCCAAATATGTATGCTAAGATGTGTATGTTTGGAACTGAAGAAGGTATTTACTTTGAACCTACTCCAGAATCTGTTATACTATTTCCATCGTGGTTGGAACACGCTACAGAAAAGAACAACACAGATCACTCTCGCTATTCAATCGCATTTAACGTACACCTTTACTAATGACTCCTAAACAAACTACAATCTATACCAGAAATGGTTGCCCTTATTGCTCTAAGATCAAAGAATTTTACAACTTAAAGGGGTGGAGTTATCGAGAATATAAACTCGATGAAAATTTTACAAGAGACCAATTCTATAAAGAGTTTGGTAATGGGTCCACCTTCCCACAGTTAGTCGTAGACGGACAGAAAACAGGTGGTTGCAATGAATCAATCTCACATTTTAAATCAAGAGGTATTATTTGACTACAATGATAAACCAACAGAACAAAGTTGATGAACTTTGTTCTCTAGTTGAGAGGGCAATGGATGCTGCAATGGGTGAGGGTAGATTCTTAATGAAGGTCTACCCTCTACTAGAAGCACAGAAATTCACTCGAAGAGAAGTAACAGAGTTCATCGAGAGCAGTACAGCAGCAAGCGTTTCAGAGATGTGTCTGGAATTACAAGGGTACATTAAGGGTGGTGATCCATACCTAAGAGAATCCTTTGGACATATCCCTAAACCACAAGCAAGAAAGATACACAAGTATCTGTATGCTCTATTAGAAGATGCGTGGAAGTACGAGCAAACTCGTAGACCTGGACGCAAAAAAAAGTCTAAATAATTTTAATTACAAGGAGTTTCCTATGGCAGAACAAGCGGTTATTTTTGCATCATTAATCATAGGAGCGTTCCTGATGGGTGCTGTTGTTGCTTGGTATGTAAAAGATTATGTTGATACTTATCTTGAGAGTGCAGCGTATGCAAAAGCAGTTATTCACCCAGAAATGTTAACTGATGATGGCAGAGTAGACCCCGAAGAACTATTGTACTTGCGTTTGAGTGAGGAAAATGATATAATAGATGACGAAGATGATGACTAAAAATGATTCTTGTAGATATGAATCAGGTGATGATAGCAAACCTTATGGTTTCGCTTTCACAGACTGAGAAGTTACAAGAAGGTTTAGTCCGACATATGGTTCTTAATTCTTTGCTCAACTATCGATCAGAGTTTAAGAAAAAGTACGGAGAATTTGTTCTCTGTTATGACAACAGACATTACTGGAGACGTGATGAGTTCCCTCACTATAAGGGTACACGTAAACGTGACAGAGAAAAGTCTAAACATAACTGGGATAATATTTTTGAACTCCTTAATAAACTTAAGGCAGAGTTCTTAGAACATTTACCGTACAAAGTTGTAGAGGTTGACGGTGCAGAAGCAGATGACATCATCGCTGTTCTCTGTAAACAACAAGGTCTTGCAAACATAAGATTGCAAAACAATATGCAACCACCAGTGAAGACTTTAATACTCTCTGGAGATAAAGACTTCATTCAACTTAAAAGATATGGATATGTAGATCAATACAATCCTTGTCTTAAGAAATGGGTAGAAGGACTAGACCCTAAACTGTATATCTCAGAGCACATTCTTAAAGGTGATAGATCTGATGGTATTCCAAACTTCTTATCTGATGATAGTTGCTTGGTTGAAGGACGCAGACAGAAACCATTACGCAAAGTATTAATTGCAAAGTGGTCTACGCAAAGTCCAGAAGACTTCTGTACTACACCAGAACTTATGGATCAGTATGAACGTAATCGTAAACTCATTGACTTTGAGTGTATTCCAAAAGAGATGAGTGAAAAGATTATAGATACATATGAATCCTTAGTTCCTGCTAACAGGAGCGACCTCTCTTCTTACTTTGAAGAGAATGAATTGAATGACCTAGTGTCAGCAGTAAACTATTTTTAAGTTATGAAACTTACTATTGCAGAGATTTTGCAGAAAGCACACAACGCAAAGACAAAATCACAGAAGGTGAAAATCCTTCAAGAGAATAATAGTCAAGCACTACGTTCTCTATTCATATGGAACTACGATGACTCTGTAGTTTCAGCATTACCAGATGGTGATGTACCTTACAGACCAAACCCTGCACCTATGGGTACAGAACATACACTTCTTGAGAAAGAAGCACGTAAATTCTATTACTTTATTAAGGGTGGAGCAGACAATCTTCCTTCTATGAAGAAAGAGAATATGTTTATCCAAATGTTAGAAGGGTTACACGAAGAAGAAGCAAAGGTTTTATGCCTTGTCAAAGATAAACAACTTGGCAAACGCTATAGAATTACTAAAGCAGTTGTCCAAGAAGCATTCCCTACAATCCAGTGGGGTAATCGGAGTTGAATACATTGAACGTCCTAAAAGAGAAGTGTCAGGTTGCTGATGCTAACGACAAAACATTACCATATACAGCATATCTTGTTCATTACATAGAAAATGGGCAGGAATGTTATGATATTGCCATACCGCAGTCTCAAGTGGAGATGTTTGACTATTATTATGATAAGTATAAGAAGGACTTCAAATGGTTTAAACAATCAGAAGGTATAGTCAACCCTAAATTATGGAAAAATCAACAGGAAGCAACAGAAAAGACGAACAAAAAAAGAAAAAGAAGATGACGATTTACACCGTCAATAAAATACAAGAACCTAAGAAACCAGAGGAAGAACCTCCAAAGGAATCTAAAGTTCCAGAGGTCACACCAGAACAGGTGGGAGCATTTATTGGCGAACTAATTCTAACTCCTTTAGTATTAATGTTTGCTTGGAACTTTACTATCCCTGCTTTGTTTGGATTGACAACTATATCTTTCTTACAAGCATTTGGACTTCTTATAATCGCTAGATGTTTTCGACAATGACCAGTACAATGAAACCTCTGTCTCACGCATCAGTGTGCCTCGTAAGCACAACACCTGACGCTGAGAAAACAATAGGATATATCGCAAGAGTATCTAATCCTAATAATCAAGACAATCCTAAAGTTGAAAAACTATTAGAGTATTGTATTAAGCACGGTCACTGGTCTGTATTTGAGCAAGCAACTATGACTCTTGAAATTAATACAACAAGAGCAATCGCTGCACAGATACTAAGACACCGTTCATTTACTTACCAAGAATTTTCTCAAAGATATGCAGATACAAATCTGTTGACAGATAAAATTCCTGTACCAGATCTACGTCGTCAAGATGATAAGAATCGTCAAAATTCTATTGATGATCTTGATCCTGTGGAAGTAGGTAAAATGAATCACATTGTTGAAGAGTTATTTAAAGATGCTCAGGATGTATATGCTATGCTATTAAAGAAAGGTGTAGCAAAAGAGTGTGCGAGATTTGTATTGCCACTGGCAACACCGACTCGTATCTATATGACAGGTTCACTTCGTTCTTGGATACATTATATCGAACTACGAACTGGACACGGTACACAGAAAGAGCATATGGACATTGCAAAGTTATGCAAAGATCACTTTGTTTGTAACTTCCCTACTATTTCTAGAGCACTAGGATGGTGTAAGGAAGATTGTGATTGTCCCGAAGAAGACTACTGGCGAGACCTCCAACCTTGTCTCAGAATAGACTAATGTACACACTCTATACTTTTTTGTTAGTTGTAATGCTCATCGCTATCACAGATGGGTTTGATCCGTTCTACAAATTTGTAGACTACGTGAAACTAGAACTAAAGTATGCTATAATACGAACACGACTTAACTTAATTAATGTTCAAGTCAGATACATCAGACACAAAACTAAAAAACTAAGAAAACATTAATGCCCTCATACGATTTTAAAAACAAGGAAACTGGTGAGATTATCGAGTTAAAAATGTCTATGACAGAACTCGATAAATACAAAGACGAGCATCCAGAAATGGAAAGGTATTTTGGTAATCAAGCACCTGCAACAATGTATGGTAAACCAAAACAATCTGATGGATTTAAAGAAGTAATGTCTAAAATCCAAGCAGAACATCCTGCTGCTAATTTGTCAAACTACACTTAATTATGCCTGTCAAAAAGCGAAAGACAACATCTCAAAACAACAGCAGAAGTGCTAAATTTATGAGAAGAAAGAAACCTATCAATATGGATCACCTCAAGGTGATCGAACCCATTGGGGACAACCAAGAGATAGTCTTCAAGTCTTATGCTGAAGGAAAGAATCTAGTTTTACACGGTGCTGCGGGTACTGGTAAGACTTTTATTAGTTTGTACTTAGCACTCAAAGAAGTGTTAGAACCTACTACTCCATATGAGAAAGTATATATGGTTAGATCTCTCGTACCTACGAGAGAGATTGGTTTTCTACCTGGAGATCACGAGGACAAGTCAAACTTATATCAAATACCATACAAAAATATGGTAAAGTATATGTTTCAGATGCCAGATGATGCTGCGTTTGAAATGTTGTACGACAATTTAAGATCACAGGAGACAATATCCTTTTGGTCTACATCATTCATACGTGGAACGACATTAGATAATTGTGTAATAATCGTTGATGAGTTCAGTAACTTGAACTTTCACGAATTAGATAGTATAATAACTCGTGTTGGTCAGAATGCTAAGATTATTTTCTCAGGTGACTACACACAATCTGATTTGATTAAAAGCAATGAACGTAATGGAGTCTTAGACTTTATGAAGATCTTGCAAACGATGCCATCATTTGATACGGTTGAATTTGGCATAGAAGATATTGTTAGATCAGGACTCGTAAGAGAATACTTAATTTCAAAGGTGAATCTTGGTCTCTAAAACTGTATTTAAAACTGTAGGTCCTCCAAAACCTATTAATGAAATAAATTCTGTGACAAAGAAGTCTGGTTTAAGACTCTATGAAGTTGCAGAGAACAAATGGTATCCTTCTATCACGACTATTACAAGTCATCGTAAGAAGGATTCTATTATTAAATGGAGAAAACGTGTCGGTGAAAAGCAAGCAACAAAAATTTCAACTGCTGCTGCATCACGTGGCAATAAGTTTCATAGTATGGTAGAATGTTATTTGAAGAACGAACCAGTTGCATTCGATGAAACTAATCCTCTTGCTACTTATCTTTTTCAGTCCTCCCGTGAGGAACTTAATAGGATCAATAACATACACCTTCTGGAGAGTTGTCTCTTCAGTGATTATCTACGCATTTCTGGTCGCGTTGACTGCATAGCAGAGTTTGACGGTGAACTATCTGTCATTGACTTTAAAACGTCAACGAAACCTAAGAAAGAAATGTGGATTGAAAATTACTTCGTTCAAGAAACTGCTTACGCAGTTATGTACTATGAAAGATGTGGTGTTCCTATCAACAAGATCGTTACTATTGTTGCAGTAGAAGATGGTACTGTTCAAGTCTTTGAAAAGAATCCTGATCACTACTATGACCTTCTTAGATCTTATATCGATGACTTTATGTCTACAATCAAATGAAAGAATTTAAAGACAAATTTATGACACAAGCGAAATTCTCAGGAATGGTAGAGGAAGTTGTCAAGAATAGCAATGGACTTACCAACTACATTGATGCAGTTGTAGTTGTCTGCGATGAATACGACATCGAGATTGAAACTGTAAACAAATTAATTTCTCGTCCACTTAAAGACAAAATTAAATACAATGCACAACAATTAAATTACGTTAAAAAAACTAGCAGAGGAGTATTACCATTATGACACAACCATTTTACGAGTCGGATGTAATCAAAGAAGAGTTGGAAAATATGCAACAACTCTATAAAGATTTGTATGATCTTTCTGTTAGATTTCCTTTGATGAAACCAGAGGAAAAGAAAGAACACATTGTAAAAACATTAGAACTTATTGCTAAACAAAAGATCTTCTACGGTAGGTTACAGTTGATGGCATTAGAAGATCAAGAGGCAGCAGAAGTCAAGATTCGTATAGATCAAATGACTGAAATCTATAGTGGTGGTAAGCAAATTCAAGAAGTCTTAGAAGATATGGAGAAACGCTTACACTCTTGGAGAAGGGAACTTGACGCACATAAATAATTATGTTACCCTTATGGGGTAGTAAAAACATACAACACACAAAAACAACAGACTAATTATGTCATTCGCAAGTTTAAAAAAATCATCTGGTAACTTTGCATCTCTTACAAAAGAGATCAACAAAATGAACAGTAAAGGAAACAAATCTGACGAACGTTTCTGGAAACCAGGTGTTGACAAGTCAGGAAATGGTTTTGCTATCATTCGTTTTGTACCACCACAAGGAGAGAGTGAACTCCCTTGGGCACAGGTTTGGAGTCACGCATTCCAAGGACCTGGTGGTTGGTTTATTGAAAATTCTTTGACTACTTTAGGTAAGAAGTGCCCTATTAGTGCACACAATTCTATGCTTTGGAATAGTGGAAAAGAATCAGACAAAGAGATAGCACGTAAGCAAAAGAGAAAACTTTCTTACTATACAAACATCTACGTTATCAAAGACCCTCTGAATCCAGAGAATGAAGGTCAAGTATTCTTATACAAATTTGGTAAACGTATCTTTGATAAACTTACTGCACGTATGCAACCAGATGAGAATGATTACGATCCACAACCCGCAATCAATCCATTTGACCTTTGGAAAGGTGCAGACTTTAAATTAAAGATCAAACAGGTTGCAGGTTACTGGAACTATGATGACTCATCATTCAATTCACCTAGCACATTAGGTAACTTTGATGACTCTAAGTTAGAGGAGATTTATAACAGTAGTTACTCTCTAAAGGAGTTTACTGATGAATCTAATTTCAAAACTTATGAGGAGTTGGAGGAACGTCTTAAGACAGTTCTTGGACAGTCAGTTCAACCAACCTCATTCGACACAGACAAATACGATCACGCACCAAGTATCACAGAAACCCCTGTTCCAAACACAAATTGGAAGGAAGAGGTTGAGTCGTTCTCAGCAACAAAAACTGCTGCGTCTGCAACAACTCCTGCTGCTAAAGAGGAGGAGGACGATGCGTTAAGTTTCTTCCAGAAACTCGCAGAGGAAGATTAATAGTTTGATACCCTATGATGCACGAGTTATTTCCAACTCCTGTCTTTGAAGAAAATATTGGGGTGCCAGAAGGCACCCTTTCTATTCTCGATACAATGGAGTGGGACAGGTTTGAAACCAAAAGTATTACAAAAGAAAAAAATATTTTAAACTTTCTACCTTCTGTTTACAACAGGATACAGAAGCAGATAGAAGACTGGTGCTACAATACATTACTCATCAAGACTACAAATGAACTAGAGATAGTAAGATCTTGGGCAGCATCACATAAAACTGGAGACAGTTGTGATTGGCATTCACATACTAATGCTGTAATGAGTGGTGTTTACTATATAATGTGTAACCCTGACAGTGGAAGGTTGTTCTTTAACAAGGGAGCACATTATCAGAACTGTTTTGTTCCTACATTGGAACCAGACACAGTAGGATTTGTTCCTGCAACTGCCAAACAATTTTCTATACTACCCGAACCTGGAACTCTGTTGATGTTTCCATCACAGTTAGTACACAGGGCAGAACGCAACCAGTCTACAAACTGGCGACTATGTATTGCATATGATGTGTTCATTCGTGGTAGAATAGGTACAGATCACGGTAATGAAGTTACATTATGAAACTCTTTCCTTTAATGCTTGTAGCAGCAATCGCTACACCTCAAGTTGCATCAGCACATACTAGACTAAAAAGCGGAGAATTTGAAGTCGAACCTTCTCATTGTGCTTTTGATAAGACATTTGAAAAGTGGAACTGTTGGTATCGTCCTGCACCCAGACCAGAATGGGGAGATTATCATCACCATCACTACGGTTGGGTACCAAGAGTACCATACTTCAGACCAAATGAGCACAACGAACACGGAGTTCCCTGTTACATTTACAAAGACGATAACTGGTGTTTTTAAATGAAACTAATCGACGGATGCTACTCTCTCAAACTAGAATGTGCATTGAGAGGGTTGGGATTTGTCGATGTTAATCAATGGAAAGTAATAGCAAGAGCAGGTATATTTTTTGTTGAACCAATAGGAATCCCAGAGGACCCTGATGCGGATCTTCTGGGATTTTTAGTGACTATTCCTTATGCTTCGTGGAAGAGACCAAGATTAAAAGATACTGCTAAAAAAGCGTTGGACTACTGTTTGGATTAGTACCCTCCTCCGTAGTATCCACCCCCACTTGATCCCGAAGACCCGCTAGAACTAGAAGAACCACTAGAAGAACTAGAACTACTTGATCCACTTGAGGATGAAGAACTGCTTGACGAACTTGACGAACTTGATGAACTGCTCGACGAGGAACTTGTATCAGTAGATGATGTACTACTATAAGTGGTAGAGGAAGAGGCATTTGAATCTGTTGTACTTAATGTGACACCAGTTGATGTCGCAGTGCTTGCTGTTTCTGTTGTTGATGCTGATCCACCACCTGATGCTATTAATCCAGTAGAAGAACCACCACCTGATGCAGAACCTGTGGAAGCAGTGCTTTGTCTAGGTCTATTGTATCTAGGTAATCCTATGAATTCTTCTGCGAGTGATCCTTCAGTCTTCTTGTTGCCATCCATATCTACTTCAGCATTAGGTAGATACCTTGCTAATCTTCTAAACTCTGAGATAAAGTCTGTTAGATATTGTGGTTTTAAAATGTAAATATTTCTTTTAGTATCATTTATTTTGGACTCGTAGTCGTAGTAGGATATTGCATTTCTAGACGCGGATTTTGTAAGGACGGTGCCATCGGGTTTCGTATATTGGAAAGACTCCGAAACAGTAATCCCACTAGGAAGTAGGACGAGATCAAGACTAGGACTCTTATACTCCTTTGTTTCATAGTGACTAACTCCTTCTACTGAACCATATTTATCTCGAACATAACCCAACAAATCCTCACGATTCATTGGCCAGTCCTCATTAACATTTATAATATTATTTACTAAGAGAAGAACCCAATCAAGTCCTGCATCTTTATAAAGATTAAATGCAACTTGATCTGGTCTCTCTCCATCTTGTATTTCATATTGTATAAAACCAAGTAATGAACCTTGCAAGTCATCTCTTACTTTAATACGTCTAAAAATGTTTACTGCTAGTTCATATGGTTGAGTACCATCAATTCTAGTTTTGTTTCTTACGTAAACTTTAGGTAGGAATTTAAAATATGCCATTAGATGTCTGCTATTGATGCTTTAGTTAAGAATGCTGTCTCATCAAACGTTAGAGTCATTTGAAAATTAGCAGGACCATAATCCACACCTGTATCAAGAGCATCTTTCAATGAATTGTATGGACCGTTAGGTGATAGGTTTAAATTTAGATCTTTCAATACTAATTTAGTAGGGAATTGCATAATTCTTTTCAAACCCATTGGAGATGAACCTGTCATCTCTACCTCACCATCTGCATTTGCTCTTCCTTCTACACGAATAATATCTAGTCTAAAGTAGTCAGGTATAGTTAACCAACGACCTGACCCAGAAGCACCACCCCTAAATGCTGCATTAACTATGTTTTGATTAGTTTCCCCTTCAACATCTTCAGATACTCCTCCTCCTGCACTTGGATCTTCATCTGTTGAATCTTGTAATCCAGGTAGCATTGCTTTACGAAGTGCTGCAATTATATTGAATAGTTCTTGTGCTTCTTTTGGATTTCTTGCTTGGCATTGAAAGGTAAAAGTATGAGAGCGATAGTTTGTGCCACGAAATGTTGTCTCTTGATATGGGTTAAATATTTTTCTTTTAGTCAACGCACCGATACTATTGGCATCTAAATTACCTGCATTACCTGCACCCATCACAGCACTGTTGACAGTACCTACAGCAGATGCAATTTTATCCATAACAAATTGAGGAGTTACATTTTTAGCAGTGCTTTGTATTTTCTTAATTAAATCATCCTCTTGACCTGCTGCTGCATTAGCAAATGCGTCTAGTGCTGCCATACCCGCAGCACCAACAGTTGTCTTCTGATATTGTGTCGAATATGACTCTTTTAATTGTGGAGGTAAGTATAAATAAATAGTTTCATTAATACTACCTTCTGCTTCTCCACCACCCCCAATGACTTTACCTTCTCCATAGTTGGTATTGGTTCCAGAACCTTGACCGATGTAACTATATGGATTTCCTCTTTCGGAACTATATATTTTTATCTGTAGGTAATCAACGAAAGCAGACTCGAAAGAATCACGACCCGTGATACCGAGAGAACTACCTGTTATTGATCTAGGATATACTAATGGCATTTGTTTATGACTAAAAGTTACTCAGGAAAATTCAAACCAAGTTACCCTGGAAAATACAAAGGGGATCCTACTAACATTATTTATAGAAGTTTATGGGAAAGAAAGTTTATGGTCTGGTGCGACCGCAATATAAACGTAGAGGAATGGGGCAGTGAAGAAATTATCATCCCGTATATTAGTCCTGTGGATGGTAGGGTTCATCGCTATTTTCCAGATTTTTACGTCAGAGCAAGGACCAAAACTGGGGGGAAGACGAGACTTATTATCGAGGTCAAACCTCTTAAGCAGACACAGACACCTAAGAAACAACAGCGACGTACAAAGAAATATTTGAATGAGGTAAGAACATATGCTGTTAATGATGCAAAGTGGAAAGCAGCAAGAGAATATTGTAAGGATCGTCAAATGGTATTTATGATACTAACCGAGAAAGAGTTACAAGTATGAGCACCTTCACCGATATAAAAGCAAAACAAACTGGTGGTAGAACTAAACAGTGGTGGAGAAACAGGTTAAGAACTACTCTCAATACTTACGTTCAACCAGAGATAGGTAGGATGGTGTTCTTTGACTATCCAAACCCAAAGTTTAAAGAAAAGATGTTTCATTGGGATGCGTTTCCATTGGTGTACATTATGAATGAAGATGCTAATCATTTCTGGGGTGCTAACTTACATTACGTGATGCCATTGGAACGTACAGCGATGGGTGAAGCATTAGCAGCAGGTAATTCTATATCAAGTGATGTTTTTGCTCTTACCGTGCATAAATACTTGAGGAATAGAGTGCGTGGTGCTTTATTAGACATACCAGAATCTGATTGGGCAGATATAGGTTTGATGCCCTTAGAACAATTTTATGTAACTATTAATGGAAGAGATAAACCTATGCCAACGCAATTAGCACTAAAAAGATGAGAAATTTTAGAGGTTTTCAAAATTTTATAGGAACAGGAGCATATGAACCCACAAAGACTAATCTCTTTGAGGTACATATAGATACTCCTCGTTTTGTATTTGCAGGACCTGATAATACATTGAGTCCTAGTGGATCAATAGAGTTAAGAGAATGGTCAGATGCAGTAGACTATCTCGCAGATGAAGTGGTGATACCGTCAAGAGCATTGATGACAGGAGATGTTCAGAACTTTGGTATCCAAAGAAAGTTTGCTACGCAACAGCAACCACAGGAAATGAATATACAATTTCTAGTTCCAAGAAACCAGTGGACAAGATATGTTTTTGATCGTTGGATTCAAATAATCAGCAGAGATAGTGACAATAGAACTATGTTTTATGATGATTACGTGGCAGACATACAGATAACTAAGTATGAAAGTGGTTCTAATGAGATATTAAGAGCAATAGATAATAACGGAAAGATAGTAGGAAAAACTAGATTAAATAAACCAACAGCAGTATGGACTGCATTTAATTGTTTCCCAGTTAATGTAAGTACAATGAAATTTAATAATGGACCTCAACAACTAATGAAACTAGATGTTCAGTTCAGAATAGAGAGACTACGTATGGAAGCACTACTAAGAACAACTGGAGATTGGACTGTAGATACATTTACAGATGAGAAGGTAGTTCTAGGTTAGGGTGCTAAATAACTATATACTGAGTTGAATTTAAAACTATGCCAATGCCATTACCGACCCTCGTGGTCCCTGAGTATGAATGTACCTTACCATTCGGTCAAAAGGTAACATATCGTCCATTCCTAGTTCGTGAAGAGAAATTGCTTTATATGGCAATGGAATCTCAAGATCAAAAGGAAATGATCAAGGCAGTAAAAGAGATTATTAAAAATTGTACAAGTGTAAAGAAGATAGAATCACTTGCTACATTTGATATTGAATATTTGTTCTTACGTATTCGTGCTAAGTCAGTAGGTGAAGTCAGTGAGTTTAAAGTGACTGCTCCTGATGATAATGAAACACAAGTTGATGTTGAAGTCAATCTTGAGGAAGTTGAGGTTGTTGTTCCTGATAACCATACAAATAAAATAAAAATTACTGATGATGTCACACTTGTAATGAAGTATCCTTCTATCGATACTTTTGTAAAGAATAATTTAGCAGATGAACCTAAACTTGATGACATTTTCCAACTTGCAGCAGATTGTGTTGACAAAATTGCCAACGGTGATGAAGTAGAAAACGCAAAAGCATACAAGAAGGCAGAACTCATAAGTTTCTTTGAAGGTATGAATAATATGCAGTTTCAGAAAGTACAATCTTTCTTTGAGACAATGCCTAAAGTATCTCACACTATTGAAATTTTCAATCCTAAGACTGAGAAAAAGAGTGAGATGTTATTAGAGGGGATGGCAAGTTTTTTCGCATAGCCCTCTCACACGATACATTGATGAATCTATATGAAGTGAACTTTGCATTGATGCAGCATCACAAGTATAGTCTGACTGAATTAGAACAAATGATGCCTTGGGAGAGGGATGTCTATGTAAATATGCTCATACGACATCTTCGTGAAGAAGAAGCACGTCAGAAACAAGCGAACGCACAACACCAATCATTGTAAGTGGCAAAAACAGCATCACCATTAAAGATTAAAAAGTTTCTTGCACCCACCCCAGGTGGACCGCAAGGAGATCCTGTTAAGACTCTAACTTTTGCTATCAACAGGATGGGTTTTGCTGTGGCAGATATTGGTCAGTTGATGGTTGATGACTTGGCAGCAGCACAGGGAAGTCTAATTAATGCAGAGAATGATCGTAAGAAACAGTTAGAAATAGATAGGAAGGCAGAAGAGCAGTACGAAAAAGATCTAGACAAAAAAGACATCGAAGATGGTGCTAAACAAGGAATCAAAAAGGCACCTAAGAAAATTGGGTGGATAGAAGCACTTTTAAAACCCCTAAAGTGGTTAGCAAAAGCATTTCTTGGTTGGGGTGTCTTAACTTTCTTACAACAACCTGGAAAAAGAAATGATTTAAGAATAGGATTAGCGGTCATAGGTGGGTGGTTCAAAACTCTCTACAAAGTAACCACAGGAAGCATAGGACTAATACTTGATGGACTTGGAACAAAGAGTCCACTTATGGCAGTTTTAAAAATTGTCAGTGGTATTGGAGGATTATTTTTAGCAACTAGAATATTACGACCTTGGAAATTAATTGGTGATTATAAAAGATTAGAGAAATATTATAAAGCGTTCAAATATCGTAAACCTGGATCTAAATTTGCAGAAGGTAGGAGAATAGTAAAACAGAGACAATTAAATAAACAATTACGTGCCAGAAAACTCCTTCGTATGAAACGTCTGGCAAAAGTCAGGAGTGGTAGATTTTTACAAAGAGGAGGTAGGTTCCTAAAAGGTCCTGGTGTTAGTAAATTTATGAAAGTGGGTGGTAAGTTCCTCAAAGGTGGAGGAATGTCAGTATTAGCAGGTGCATTCTCATTTGGAAACAGATTAGCATCTGGTAAGTCAATGCAAAACGCAGTTGGAGGTGGTGCAGGTGCTGTTATTGGTGGTTTGGCATTGTCAGCACTACTTACACCTATTCTTGGTCCATTTGGTCCTATTGTTGGTCAACTTGTAGGATCATTCCTTGGAGACAAGATAGGTGCCTTCGTAGGTGATGCTATGACACCTCTTTTCAAACCTATAAAAAGAGCATTTGGTATGTACTTTAAGATCTTCAAGGCATATTATAGTGGAATAGCAGAAGCGTTTGCTGACCTATGGAATGATGGGATAGCACCACTTTTCGCCAGAATGCAAGAAATATTTAAACCCCTTATAGATGCAGGAATACAAAGGATTACTGATACGTTTAATAGTCCTTGGGCACAAGAAGCAATGTATAATTTAGTTAGATTAGTCAATTCTGGTAAAAGATTAATGAATAAAACCTTAAATGCGTTAAACATAGGTACAGATGAGCAGAAAATAACTAGAGAAGTAGAAAATAAACAGTTAGATATAGCAGACAGTCTAGCAAAAATAAAAATGCTAGAAAAAATTCAAGAAGAGAAAGGTGAAGACTATAAAGGACCTTGGTTTAACAAATGGAGATTTTCTGTCTCAGAACGTATTGAGAAAGAAAAGGAATATCTAGCAAAATTACAATCAAAAGAAAGTGAACTAATAGCAGAGCAAACAGCACAAAGAAATGAAGAGATAACAGGAGCACTTCCTGCTGTATTCCCACTAAAAGATGGATTCTTAGATAAAAGTGCAGGAACATATACAGCGGGAGGATTAAAAGAAGGTATGGTCATAAGACCTAGAAATCCAGAAAGTTTTCCTATAGATGTTTTTGCTATAAAAGCAGGTAAGATACGTCAGTATAATTATAAACCAAAAGGATATATGAAAGCAGGGATGATTATTGAGGGTGATGGTGAAAATCCAGATATTAACTACAGAAATGTGAACCCTACTGTTCCTCATAAAACAAGGGTAAAACCTGGTGATAAAATAGGTGAGTTAATAGATGCTAGAAAACATATTAACTATGCTAATCCCCTTTTAGGTATGATGGATTCGTCAATGACATTTCTTGTAGCACAGGCATATAAAAACCATAAAAAAGAACCTAAAGGAAAATATAATAAGAACATAATTCCATTGGATAGTCTATATCCTGAGATATTCTCTTCACAAGAGGAAAACGACATTGTAAGTAACACAGTTAACCCCGAAGAAATAAATAACAGTGATACCGTCAACGCAAATGATCTGGTTAATGAAAAAGAGTATGTAGTTGATGATAACTCAGGTGAAATAACTATTGTTCAACCAGTAAATCAACCTGTCGTTATCACAGGTAATGAAACGATTGTGGCATACACACAAAATGACGCGACAGTTTACTAATGGCAGAAAAAAAGACTATACGATTTTATAAATTTATTGCACCACCAAAAGATGAGGGTGCAAAAATTTCGATTGGCGGTAAACAAGTATCGGGGTCAAGTTTTTCCACAACCATTAAAGCAATTAATTCCCTAGGGATAACAGTTAATAGTATAGGTGTAGCAGTACAAGCAGCAAGAGCACAACAGACTGCTCAAATGCAAGAAATATCGAGAAGAAATCAACTTGAAATTGATAGAGCAAATGCTCGTAAGATGAAGAAAGGTAATAAAATGGGTATTGGTTTAGCAGTTGGTGCATTAATGGCAAAAGCAGCACCTACATTCTTCGGATGGTTAGGTAAGTTGTTTACAGGTCTTATGACCTTTGCTGCTCTTAAATGGTTAGGTAATAAGGAGAATCAAGAAAAATTAACTCTTGCAATGAAACGAATAGGAGGATTTTTCAAGGCAGTATGGGGATTGATGTCTGGAATTGTAAGTTGGATAGGAAAGTCGTGGAATCAATTATTTGGTGAAGATAAGTCTTTCTTGGACAGAATTGAAGGTGCTATGAAGTTGATAACAGCGGGAGTTGTTGCTGCATTAGGATTAAAAATATTGAAGAATCCTGCATTGATGGTGAAAGGATTTACCAGTATGCTAAGTCTGGTTGGTAAAGGTATTATGAACCTAGGTAAATTCCTAGGTGGTAATTTCTTGGGTCAAGCAGGGTTAGGTATAGCACAAGGGTTTATGGCATATAATGATATAATGGAAGATGAGGGTATAGATGAAGAATATAGACAGTCAGCAGCAATAGGTGGATCGGTAGGAGCAACAACAGGTGCAATAGGTCTTGGAATGATAGGTAATCAAATAGCAGGTCCTATCGGTGGTTTAATTGGTAATGCTCTTGGTGGATTTTTAGGAAAAAATGTAGGTAAATTTATTGGTCCTATGGTAAAGAAAATCATAGATCCGATAAAAAAATGGTTTGGTATGGTTGCAGATTTTACTAAAAAATTACTGAAACCAGTTGGTGATGCAGTCAAAGACTTTTTTATAGCGTATGGTGATCTTATGAGTAGGATTCTTGATATGATAGAACCACATATGCCAAAGATATTAAAAGCAGCAGAGATAATAGGTAAATACGCATTTGGTCCTGCAATTTTGCTACTAAACACTCTTACGAAAGTTTTATCGTGGGTAGCAGGAAGTGGAAATCAAGATGAAACAGAGGAAACCTCTAACACTTCTACATTTAACGGAACTCCTTCAAATATTAATGGAGACCCCTTTAAAGGAGAAGGTGGTTCTACATATCCATTAAAAGGTTCTAATTTCTTAGGTGATTTTGTTGCGTCAGGCAGCAAATATGATGATACAGGAGATGGTACTGATACTTCCTTAATTTATCAGACTGTTGAAGAGTTAATTCAAACATATGGTGAAGGTGCAGAGTTAGGTCGTTATAGCATAAAACTCTCTGATGCTTTGGCAGCACTGAAGAGTATGGGTAAAGACCCTAAAACTTTCAAATTCAGTCCCGCAGGTCAAGATACTATCTTCAAAGAACTGAAGAATATGGCGGGATACCAAGATTTCTTGGGTGAGAAAATAGATGCAAGTCAATTTGCTTTAAATTTATCAAAATTCTTTGATGAGATACCTAGTTCAGAAGGGTCCGTAAATAACCAAACTAGAAGTTGGAAAGACACACTTGCAATGCTTGAAAGTTTGAAAGGTGGTAGAAGTAAAGGTGGTATCATAAGTGGACCGCAATCAGGTTATCCCGTAGGGTTCAATCAAACATCATTTATTAATAGATCTAACGGTGGATTTGTAGGTCACGGAACAGAGTTTGTAGTACCTATAGACACACCTGATACCCGTAAAGATCCTAATCTTACAACACAAAGATTATTACAAGCAGTTGGAATTATATCAAAAACAACTAATGCTTCTGGTATATTAAAGAATCTACTAGACGTTACAACCGCAGGTGAACAGGAATTAGATAAAATGATGCAAAAACAACAGGTTCAGACTATCGTATTAGATGCAATAGAAAAACCTGTAATAGAAAAAGATGGTGGAGAAGGACAGTTAGTTACCCTCCCAGGGGATGAAAATCCTGTTACACCATATATACAAAGTAGATTTGGTTATCTAGCAGAATCAAACACATCACCAAGTAACTTCTTATAATGGCAGATATTACCCAACCAAAAGGATATGAAATACAAGAGTTTGGTCTTTTAGTTTTACCTGCTGACACATCTCCTAGAGAGGATTTGTCTGGATTACAATTTAGTGGTGATAATGCTTTTGATCTTCGTGGATTATGTTCACAATTTAAAATTATACAGTCTGTAGATTCTCCTACAATGAGAATGGAGATTTTAATATATGATACTGCTGATATGGCAAGATTATTGAATGGTAATGAATATGTTAAACTTACCATAAAGACTGATTCATCAGGAGATGAAGAACTTGAAATTATACAAAAAGTATTTAAAATTGGTGAAGTTACAAAGTCTGAACGTGCACAAACTTATATTTTATATACCACATCACCTTCTACAGCATTGAATGAGACTAATCGTGTTTTTGAAGCATTTGTTGATAAACCTGGATCTGTTAGTATTGAGGATATAGAGAAAAAATATTTAAAAGAAACAAAGCACAAATTCTGGGAACCTGCTTCTGGTAATTTTAACTTTATATCTACATCTTGGAGACCTTATGATGCTATTTCATACATTCAAGATAAAGTAGTTGGTTCAGTATCTAAAAGACCAGGATATTTGTATTGGCAAACACGTCAAGGTATGAGTTTTGCTACTATGGATTACTTGTGTTCTGAAAAAAACCCATCTTTTACAAATCCTAAAGTATTCACATATGTACAAGCAAACTTGACAGATGATTCAAATAATGCTTATAATATAGAGACATTGAACTATCCAGATCGTGCAAATCACCTAGAAAGGATGCGTACTGGTCTGTATAGCAACGTTGTTATTGGAATATTATTGCCCGCCTTAACTGAAGGACATTTACCTTCTAATGGTGGAACTGAAACAACTGGGGAAGAGGACTCATCACCTGCGGGATCTATAAATCCTCCAATAAATATGGGTGCTAAAAAAGTATTTGATCTAGCAAATACTCTTAACTCTGGATTCCCCTTTTTCAGAGCGAATGACGAGTATTTCTCAGAAGAGAAACCAACTCGTATAAAACTAAGAGCACTTCCAGGAATGAAAAATGCTGAGAGTGCTGAAAATCCAGAGGGAACATCTGCAAATATGAATTTCGACACTGTTTTGTGTTCGGCATACGCTGCATCACGTTGGCAATTACTTAACGCAATTCGCCTAGATATAATAGTCCCTGGAAATATTGCTTTAGATGCAGGTGACATTATCGAGGTTAGGATACCTCTTTCCAATCCCGAAGGACAATCCGAGAGATTGGAACTTGATCCAGTTTATTCTGGTAAGTATATGATTCTGGGTATAACACATAGTTGGCAACCCGCAGGTATTACCTCAAGATTAAATCTATCAAAGGACAGTATCGACCAATGAAAAGCATAGAAGACCACATCCAAAAAGACAAGGACATCATTGATGATCCATTAGCAAATCCTGCTGCACGTAGACACGCAAAAGTAGAACTTCACGATTTAGAGGAGTATGCGGAGCATCACAAAGAAGAGATTGAAGCAGGAGATCACCACGACCCTAACGCTTTAGAACTATTCTGTGATCAGCATCCAGATGAACCAGAATGT